GATTTAGTCCATTGAGCGCCATTACGAAACTCATTGTCTTCAGCAGCTTGGTTTGCCCATGAATCACGAACTGATGAATAATCTCTTAGGAGATCTTCCGATATTTTAACTTCTGGATGTTTCTCTGCCATAGTATTGATCCATGAAGTTAGACATAACTATATCATAAAAGTTTCAAGTAATTAGCCAATCATCCGATTTTTTTCCAAATTTTCCTTGTATGTGATGATTATTTGTTTTATGCATCTCATGATTTGGAGGGTAATTATGTTTAGTTGCATAATATAACCCATCTAACAGGTCATCGTGTTTTCCCCTGGGAAACATTAATAGCTCATCTTTAAGCTCAGTCATGTTCTTCTGTATATGCATCTTCTTTTGTGCAAAGAATGGGTGCATAGTTTCAAGTCTGGATGACTTACTTGAACGTGGAGATTCTTTTATTTCAAGACCTGGTATGAATAAACCCTCTTCATCTGCCCTGGTACGTAAGTAATCACGTAGCATTTCTTGATATCCTACAGACTCAATACGTGTCTTAACTGGTTTATACAATTTAAAGTAATCTATTATCTTATCTGCAAGATCCATAGGCTTACAACGTTTGCGAAAGTAAGGCAGTACATATTTATTATTCTTTTCATCCACAGCTACTGACACTATAGTTGAGTAGTCTGCATGTTTTTTGATTGAACTAGCTGGATCTACACCCATGAAGATATTAACAGGCACTGTCTTACCTGACGCAAATTCTATAAATGATTCATTATCTACCCACGTAATGTTTCCATCGTATACTTGTAGGTATTCTTCTTTAAACATTTGTTCTTCGTCACCTATTATTTCACATTGGTATTCACGATAAAACGAAGATACCCTACCAATAGACTCCAATGAACGCTTTTCAGCTTCTAATTTTTCTTTTGACCACATCTCTTTCCATAACGCAGTACCATCATCCTGTAATGCTTTGTACCTACGTGATGTCCACCCATCTGTTTGTGTCAATGTTTCTACCATACAACGTTGATGCTGCGGTGTTCCAATAACTGCAAGTCTTCCACGCTTAGCGTCTAACGCAGGTATCATAGATTGCAGCAACCATTTAAGATTATACTCCATAGCTTCAGATGTTTTAGTGTTTATCATATCTTCTGGATCATCTAAAACAACTAACGTTGGTCTTTGGTTACCATGCTTTAGTCCTACAACCTGTTGACCTGTACCTCTGCACATAATCATTGTATCGTCTTTTAATACAATCTCTGTTCTTGCCCAGGTACGTGCAGAGTGCTGTCCCCAGTATCCATAAACACTGCGTAGCTCTGCACTGTACTCTAAAGCATTCTTAATCGTTTGTAGTAATCGAACAGCGTGTCCTTCTGTTTTTGAAGAAAGAACAATAAACTTAGTACCTTTTTCTGTTAATATATGCCATATAGGGAATACACAAGCTACTAACGATGATTTAGCATGACCACGTGGTGCTATTATATTTAACTTGTTATTAGAGCGATCTATTAATAATTCTGCTATTTCATGATGAAAATCAGGAGATGCAGACGAAAACATATTAGGAAAACATATCTTTCCAAATAATATAATATCATTAGCTAATTTATCTTGTATAGACGTTACACTCAAAACTGTGCTACATATTTCTTTTTTTCGTAGGCTGACATATTCTTAGGACACTTAGGTAGATTTTTAACCTTAGTACCTTCAAAAGCAGTGTTAATGATACCACAATGCAAATTATCCTTATAAGTTGCAGCAAACCCACACATTCTATTATCTTTATATATGCAAGGTTCAAACATTAATAACAGGCACTAGGTGGTAATTCATCTTCATCTTGCAGTCTTTTTATAAGATCATTGATATACCACTTAGCTTTTTCTAAATCTTTTATTGTATTACCCTTATGTGGACACCTAACAATATATTTAATTATATTACCTCTAAACCAATCCATCTGCCATGATGCAATAAAGTCTGTAACCTCAATACCTTTAGTGTAATGGTCTGGGTGGTTTACATCATCACTCATCATTACTCTCCAACTCTTCTGTTTTACGTGATGCTACCATTTTCTTCTCCTCTGTTTCTATTTGATCCATTATCTGATTGGTCATATCTATCTGCAATGTGTCTGTAGTAACCTTCTTATTCGGTTTCATTTCTAACATTTCTACAAAATTCTCAGCTGCACGCAGCATATTAGACACATCTTGCTTTTCTTCTGCAATATCTATTGCTTTTAGTATTGTATCTAGGACAAATCCTTTATCAATACCTTTCTGAGACATTATTTCCTTTAATTTCTCTGATACCATGTCTTTTACTACCTTTTCTTTAAATAATCTTTTGACAGTTGCCTCTGGAGCCTTCTGATCTGGGCGATATACCTTTCCAAGCTCGTTCCAGTTAGGTTTCTGCCCAGTTAGCAGCTGTCCTACGTACGCATCTACTACGTTTTTCGTACGATTCTTGTTTAATTCCCTCTTCTGCCACCTTTGTGGCTTTACCATAGAGTAAATACCTGCTGCCCTATTGGGTTCGTAGAGTAATTTAGAGTTCTTAGACACCCATTGTACACCGCAGGTTAACTTTACCTCTATCTTTTTCCTACCATCCCTTACTTCGTACTCTGTACGCTTTATACACTTAGCAACATAGCCATCATCTGTATATGCCCAGTCATGTTCTTTAGCATCTTTCCAGTATACGCATGGATATGGTGACTCATCCTGCTTATATACAGGAAACTCACACATCTTTCCCATGTATCTTCTTTTAATTAGTTCCATGTATGTAGGGATTAATATATATACTATTAATACTAGTTATAATATACATACTATGTAATACATTACTAAATGTATGTATTAAGCTAATCCAAACTCTTTTCATCTTTTGTTAAGTGTTGTTTTATAATTTCTTCTACAATCTTTTGTTCAGCTTGATATGCATCAAAATCATGTAAATACATTTCAAATGCCTTATCTATCTCATCTATAGTAGTTTCATGATCTTCAAATTTTCCAGTACTCGGATTAAATACTTCGTATATTTCTTTTTTAGGCATATATAATCTATGTTTAAAATATTATCTTATACAAATTGTATGTGATGAAGTTTCAAAAATTAGTTTACACTGTGTGTGGGAGGTATTTACGTTACCTACCCCCGTTGAATTACGGGTTGGGGTTGTAGATTAGGTTACGTTTCCAAGTTAAGTTTCGTTCACACCCTGGTATGAATACTATTAACTAACTACTATAGGAGTATATATGTTTAACAAATTAACTAACCTTGCAACAACCACTGGTCTAGTAACGCTAGGCGTAGCCATCATCACTACACGTACTGCTATCAAAGCAGGTAAGAAGTGTAAAGATGTAGGCAAAGAGTATATCGATACTATGCCACATACTTACGGTGGTAAGGTAAATGAGTCTAACCAAGAACAGGTTGTAACAGACGTTCCCTTCTAACTATAAATCCATACATACAAGGGTTGTGATGAGGCTATAACTATAGTCTTTTCACACCCTTTTATGTTGTTATTCATTCATTAATTAGGAGTATATTATGTCATTATTTCAACCTCAATCACGTTTTCAGCGTTTTTGCTATTTAATATATTTACGTACCAGTTGGTCTGGTCCCACCAAACATATCAAACGCTTGGTGTCCAAACTAGCGTGTCCTGGTCGTGCTGATGAACATTTCTGGCACGACGGATGTTGGTACTGTGATTTATGCTCATCTTGTGGTATGTCTATACCATCTTGCAGATGTAATAATTAATACTAGTATAGCGTAGCGTGTTCCATATCGTTACGCTATACACACCCTTTTATGTATAAAAAACTAAGGAGATAAACTAATCTTATGGATTATTTAACACCAGAACTAGCTCAATCAATTATATTATTTAAACTTGTTTTTATGTGTGCTGTTGCAACCATATTAACTATAACGAAAGAGAGGTAAACTATGACATTCGTATCAATACCAGTAGCACTAGCAGTCTTAATCTTAATTATACTAGCCTTATCATTTGTCTGGTCATTTAGACTTGCAAAGAAACTTGATAAAGCATATGAGGATTATGACAATCTACACGATAGTTATAAACATCTAGAGTATACATACCATAAAGTTATCTAACTAT